AACAAAGTAGGGGATGCCCTTATTAAAAAAATGGGTAAGAATTATCTAGAAAATATTGCTCCTCAGGTAGATTATAATTATATAAAAAATGGTGTATTTAATAGTCCATTACGTTTAGAACATCGCAAACGTGTTTATCAGAATTTAGAAGAAAGATTAGCTCCAGAACTTGCTAGACTTGGTGCTCTTGGAGAGAAAGAGGGATTGGAAGAACTTAATCAACATAAGTTACGCAAGCTACAATCCACTGATCTTGGTCATAAGATAATTTCTGATGAAAAAGATAGAGCAAATTTAGCTGCTAGAAATTTAAGAGAAAATGAACAGGGTAAGTTAGCTGCTGAAATAGCTAAAATTGAAGCCTTAAGGCAAGCAGGTCATGAGGAACAAGCGCAGCATGAAGCACAACTTGCTGAAGATTATTTTGAAGGATTAGCTCAAAAAGAACATCCTATTAGAATGGTTGAAAGAGAAGCAGCTCTTGCTCAAGGATTGCCTGCAACTGCAGATATTCCTGCATATAGAATGATGCATTTAAGACCTAATCATGCTGCAACTGGTGCTAATGCATTAGGAACGTTTGCAAGCGCTGCTCTTCATCAGAATAAAAAAGCTGGAGGAATGGTTAAAAAATATGCTCCTGGTGGATTTGTATTACCCCAAGTAAAACAGACCCCACAGGATTTACAAATGCAGCATCAAATTGAGGCAATGCATCATCATAATCCTCATGAAGCGATGTTACATGCGATAGCGCGAGGCGGAGCTGAAACAGCACGTCGTCATGGTCAAACTGCATTTAGTGATATTGCAGCTGATACATATTTTGAACATCAACAAAAGAATCAAGTTCAAAAAGAACGCGCTATTGGACTCATGCAAAAGATTCAAGAATCCAGGTTAAGACAACAAGATATCATGGCCCACTATGATCATCAGCAAAAGGCATTGGATGAACAAACTCGTCATCATCGAACTATGGAAGGGCATCAAGCTCAAGCTCTTGCAGCAAGACAATCTGGAACAGGCGGTATGACAGAAATGGTTGGGCCTGATGGTACTATAAAATATCTTCCACGTGGATTAAAAGAAACTGCATCTGCTAGGGAAAGAGCCAAAAATAATAGAAAAATTCGTGAAATGTATGTTAACCCAAAAACAGACATTCAAACTGTTATTAAGGATTCTAAAAAGCTTAAGCAATTGATTGATGAAAGTAAGATGGATACCGGTGCTACTACTGAATTTATTAGTGGTATTCCAGGAATTGGTCCACATCTTGCATCAATGCTTGGAGCAGGGAATCAAACAGAACAAAACAAATTTGACAAAACAACGGCTGATTTAATTAATGCACAAACTAAAGCATTAGGGTCATCTGCAACCGATGCTCAAAGAGCTCAAATTGCTGCTTCTAAACCTACCCGTAAGAACACCAGTAAAGCCAATCAGGAAATTGTATCAGAGCACATTCTACCAGAAGCAGAGAACAGACTTGCTAAAGCATTATTTATAGAAGAATTTGTTAGAAAAGGTTTGGGAGATGAGCAAGATGCATTAGAAGCTTATGAGGATAATTTAAGACCTCATGAAGAAGCTGCTGTTCCTAGTAGATCAGCTATCATGGCTGAACTTAAAAGAAGAGGATTAATGTAATGCCTACTGATTTATCTCATCTATCTGATGCAGATTTATTAGCATTAGCTGGAATGCAATCTCCGGAAAAGAATTCTTTATCTTCTATGTCTGATGAAGAACTTTTAAGATTATATGGTGCTAAAAGTAAAGAATCGGAACCATCCATAATGCAGTCCTTAGCAAGAGGTGCTAAAGATGCTGCAGCAGGCTTAATTGGTGCTCTTCCTGATCTGGCAGCAATGCCATATTATGCTTATAAAAATGCAAGGGGAGAACATGTAGAACCTGTAACAGAAAAAATCAGTCGTGGTATTGATCAAGCAACTAGTGGTTATACAAAATCTCACACACCAGGACAAAAAGTAGCATCTTCAGTTATTCAAGGAGTTGCTGGAATTCCTGGTTTTGGAGGAGCAGCCAAATTAGCATCAAAAGCAGGAATAGAAGGGGTAAAAAGAGCTCCAAGATTAGCTAAAGGATTACAGCAATTTTTAAATGAAAGTGGTGCAATGTCTCGCACAAATTTAGGTGCCACTACTGGAGCTTCCGCATTATCACAGCATACTGCAAATGTTAGTCCAGATAGTGCTTTGGCTCCTTTTATTGCTGGGATAGCCGGAGGAAGTTTAGGGGGAAAAGCAGCTAATTTTAAAGGTAATAGTCCCGCTGCTTATAGGGCTGAAAAAATTAGATATGATCCAAGACTTAATAAGATTTTTAAAACAGCAGGAATTGATCCAACATTGGCTGATGTTAGTCATTCCAAATCTTTAAAAAGAGCAGAAGATAATCTGCATCATGGAATCTTTTCTTCCTCTCCTATTGCTAAGAAAAAAGCTGCTCAATATAAAAAAATTCGTGGAAATTTAGGAATAGAAGGCTTTGAAGAGAGTGAGATTCATCCGGGAACTCATGGATCTGAATTGTTAGAACAGCATATTGGAAATTACAAAGAAAAGCATAGCCAATCTGTTAAAGATAAAGAAAATCAAATTGATCATATCCTTGAAAATCTTCCTGAAGATAAAGCTTATGCAGATGTTCAAGATATTATTAAGCACTATGAAAAAGAGAAATCTAAGTATCGTGCTAACGCTGGAAAAGAATTATTTGATGAGCGTGAATCTTCAAAAATTGTTAACAATCTAAAAGAAAAAGCTCCTTCTTCTCAATTAGATGCAAAAAGTCTTAGGGAATTAAGGCAGCATATTGATGATAAAATAAAATATGATAAGGTCACTTTTGGAAAAGAAGATGCGCAATTATTTGAATTAAGATCTCATGTAAATGATATTTTGCAAAAACATTCTAAGGTTACGCCTGAATTACAAGAATTATGGGATCAAACTAATAAAAGTCATCATCAATATTTGTCTAGGGAAGAACCTATTCTCAATAAATATTCTTTATCAAAAAAGAATGCAAATAAGGAAAATAAGCCTTTTATAGATTTGATAGAAGATCTTAAAAATAAAAATACTACTGGAAAAGATTTTTCTTATCTTACAGATAAGGTTGTTCCTCATTCTGAAAGGTTAAAATTCACTCAATTAGCTATTCACCAACTGGGAATGAAAAAAGGAACCTTTGATCTTTTACATTTTAAAAATAACTTTTTGAATCTAGATAAAAATAAGAGAGATGTTTTGTTAGCTGGTCTTTCTAAGGTCGATAAAAAAAAATTTGAATCAAATATGAAAGCTTTAGATAAGTTAAAAGTTACCGAAGGCAATGTTACTGGGTCTGGTCATACTGTTAATACAGGTAAGGACATCCATGAATTAGCACATGCTACTAGTGATTTAGCATTAGGACATGATCCCGGAGCTTGGGTAAAGTTAATTGGAAGATTGGGAGCTACTGTTGGAGCTTCTAGATTTATGACAAATCCTGCAAATATTACAAAAATGGATAAGGCTTTCAATGCTAAAACTTTATCTCAAAAAAAAGAATATCTGCGAAAATTAGACGCAGCAACTCATGATAAAAAGTATAAATTCTTACCTTACAAAACAGCTGCGCGTACTGGTCTTAAATACGAAAAAGAAGAAGATTAATCTAATCCTTCCTTTCTTCATCGAATTCTATAATAATCCCTAATTTTGGATATTTTTTTAGGCTTCTTCCCCATTCACATAATTCAACGAATGATTCTATTCCCATCATTTTTTTCTTCTTTATTATTTTATTTGAAGGAATATCACAACCTTTATGATTTATATAATCGTGTTCAACAACGTATATCCATCCTAGTTCTTTATTCTCTGTTTCATTATTACACATTATTCCCTCCAATTTATTTTAACCTAAACTAAAAATAATAAAAGGATATGAGGGTAGGAGGGTTGGTATTTGGAGGGGGTATGACCCCCCTTAAAAGCATTATAAAATAAGAGTAACAGGGGTACGACCCATTTATTATACCACAGAAAATATGAGCTTTGGCCGAATACGGTTACGACAAACCGGATCCGGTTTTGTTTGTAAAAATTGCAACCACATCCGGTGAAAATAATTACTGCAGTATTAGTATTAAAAGTTAGGGAAGCTCATAATCTTTTTAAGATTTAGGCGATGTCAACGGAAAAGGGGGGCGCCCCTTCTTTAAAATCGCCTCAAAATAGGTACCGACCATCCGATAAACCAAACATTTCTGCGGCTTACAAGGCCAATACCAAAAAGGCGATTTTGAGGCGATTATTAACTAACAATCGCCTGATTTTTTATTGCGAAAAAATTCTAAGATGCTTTAGGTACTTTTGGGCAACTTAAAAGTGCAATTCACTTTTTTATGAGTCAGATTGACCCACAACCCATGTTTTTTATGTTATAATGAATGGTTAAATCCCTAATCTTACAATTATCATAATATAGATATATAAAAATCATGATTTGAGAAAATATAATGGAAATTAGAAAACTTACACAAAGAGAAATAGAATATTTGAAAAAACTGTTAGAAAATCATACTTATGAAGCAGGTTCCGTTATTGAATTTAACCAACTTTTTTTTCCTGGAATTTTTGCTGTTATAGGAGAAAATAAAGAAATTTCTATTATTCAAGAGCCTGTAAAAAATATAAAATATGACACCTCAGAAGATGGAAAAATTAAAATGACCTATGATACTACATATAAGTGCAAAGTCACTAATTGGAGGGCAAAAAATTAAAAAATATATTTGATTTTTAAATGATTTTTACTTGTTGTGAATTATAGTATACACAAATTTATAAATATATGCTATTATATACTTGTTGAGGTAATTTAATGGTGAGGCGATGAAACTTAGATACCAAGTGATTGTATTTGTAACTTATTTTGTTCTTTTGACAGCTCTTATTGGATGTGCTGTAAGATCTAATATATCAGCTGCTGATGAAGATAATGCGGGTACTCTGCCAAGAACAGTAATTGTGAATCTAGCTAAGTAAAGTATGGATACGCAGTTAGTTCCACAAGTCAGAAATCACGTTGGATTTGCGATTAAGCCACGTAGAATTAAAAATCTCGTCGTGCAGCTTCCCATGGAAGCTCATTTGCAAATCCAACAGATGAAATTAGATCTACATAAAGATTCCATGAAAGAAGTTGTAAGAGACGCTCTAAATGACTATTTTAAGAGACATGGTTACATGCCGTTGGCGTAAAGATTTTAGTCTTCTTTCCCCAAAATCTTTGAAAAAAAACTTCTCGCTTTTTTTAAAACAGGTTGCTTTTCTTTTATATCCTCTTCCTCATTTTTTTCTCTAGTTTCCCATCCTTCCAGAGCTTTTGAATAATCTAGTATTAGAAGAGGATAGGGACGATATTCATTTGCATTAATACGTTCTCTACGCGCTTTTCCTCTATATATTTCTCTTTTATATGGCTTTTTTCTCATGGTTTTTCTCTTTTAAAAAGGTACATCATCATCGATATCATCAAAATGGCTTGGCAGCGGAACTGCACCAGAACCAGTAGAAGTATCCATAACTTTTGAAAAGGTACCTCTACTATCTAATAATACCAATTCCCCTCTAAATGTTGATAATACAATTTCCGTACTATATCTTTCAACATTGGTATTATCTGTCCATTTGCGTGTTTGCAACTGACCTTCTACGTAAACTTTGCTACCTTTTTTTAAGTACTTTTCTGCTACATCAACTAAACGATCGTTGAAAATCACTACACGATGCCATTCAGTTTTTTCTTTACGCTCTCCAGATTTGTCTTTCCAACTCTCACTTGTAGCAATTGAAAATGAGACAATTTTTGCCCCTTCTTGCGCATTTCGCACTTCTGGATCTTTTCCTAAATGACCCACTAAAATAACCTTGTTTACAGATCCTGCCATGTTTACTCCTTTTCTAATTTGGGAATTGGTGAATTATTTGTCATTTTCTTCTTTCTTTAATTTTGCCTTAATTTCCATTCTAGTAATGAAATGAGGGTGATTTTCATCAAGATTCATTTCTTTTTGGGTGTATTCCATTATCTCTAACATTTTTTTAAGTTCCTCAATTCTCTGAGAATGAGGATGATCCTTATCAAACTCCATTTGCATTTCTTTCGCCGTTAGTTCCATTAGTTCCAGTAAGTCTTGGGGTCTCAATTTTTTGTTTTAACTTTCTCTTCTTTATATATGTCTCCAGTGATTCATAACGACCATATCCTAAAAACCTTAGGATTTTTGGAAGAGGAACACCATATCCTAATAATTCTATAATTTTTTCTTTGTCTTTATCATATTTACTCTTCCCTATCGTTCCCTTTTTTCTTCCTAAAATTTGCCCCTTACTTTTTTTAAAAGCTAAAGCCTCTTTAGTTCTTAGACTTATTAGATCTCTTTCAAGTTCAGATAGCAAAGAAAAAAGATGTAAACTCATTTTTGAATTAAGATCATGTTTACTGATATCTAATCCTTGCTTAACGGCAATTACTCTTATGTTTCTATCAACCAAATTATTTACTAAAGAAATTACTTCAGCCGTACTTCTTCCTAACCTACTTAGCTCCGATACTATTAACGTATCTACATCATCTTTTAAGGTCTCTAATAATTCATCAATGCGTCGTTGTTTGCTACATCTACGAGAGGATACAATTAATTCTATAATATCATCTTCATGAATATGCATTCCTCTTTTCATTGCAAATTCAAGAACTGCTAATTTTTGATGATCAAGCTCCTGTTTGTTCGTAGAAGCACGTATATAAGCGATTACTTTAGACATTTTTCCATTTTAATTTCTATTTCTTCTATTTTTTTATAAATATCGTTAATTGAGGTAATAAGCCTATTAATTTTTTCATTCATGTGTTTTTCCTTTTATTAAAGACTTGTCTAATTCTTCTTCCCACAGTTTTTGAAATTCGCTACTCCTCTGCTTGCTTTTTTTTATTTTTTCTTCATTTTCCAAAGCAATTATTTCACCAGGAATTATGTCGTCCCATCTTACGGGAAACATGGGGGGATTGTGGCGAGAAATGTTTATCTCAATATCCAGATGTCTATCTATGCTTTTCCAAAAAAAATTATCTTTCCAGACAAAAAGAGAATTATTCGAAATTTTTTCTTCAAAAAGATCATCATTTTCCAAGACAGCTATAAAATGTTCTTTGACAACAACTAATATTTTTTCAAAAAGCTCTTTTTCAAGTAATTTTTGCGATTTTTCCATAATTTTTTGTTTAAACCTATATGATCAATTCCTACAATACATTTTTACCCCCATCTTGTAAACTATTTTATAAGGATATTTTTACCCCCATTTTGCCGGGTGTTTAAACAATGTAAAAATACCTTGTTTAATTCTTCATAATGTGGTTAAGATGAAAAAAAATGAATGAGATCAAGAAATGAATAAAATTGATAAATTGACGAATGAAGAATTAAAAGTACTGGACAAACTTCACGGAAATCCTGTATTGACTTGCCATGCATACTGTACAGAACAAAAATTACATGCTGGGAGTAATAATTATTTTCATGAGGTTATTGATATAATACAACAAGCTACTCAACCTCCTTTTTTTAATAATGAGAGAGTTAAAATATGTAAGTCCTTCCATCTATACATTCAGGAATGTAAATTTACCGATCGTTTGCTTTACCAGTTGACAGAGGAATTAGAAGAAATAGATCAAAATTGGAATCAAGCTTGGTTAAATTTATGTGCGGCTAAAGATGCAAGAGATTTAGCTAATGATGAAACGCTTTCTTTTCCTATTGAAGCTCTTAAAGAAAAATGTACCTTACTTAATCGGAAAAAATTTGACTGGCATGATTCATTACCAAAAAGAATCGAAGAATATCTAGAAAAGGAACAAAAGAATGACTTAGAAACAAAAGGAGATTAAATCATGAAACTTTTATCATTAATTATAGGCCTCTGGATAAGTGTACTTCATGCAGCCGCACCAATGGATATTGATGGGGTTGATATGTATCCAGATACCAAGCCTCAGAGTAAGCAGGTGTTTGTAGTAGATTGGTCAGAAGGTCAGAGATGGAAAGCTCCAGAAACCTCTCTTAGACGCACACAGTTATTTGAAATCTTAGAAGAATCTTTAAAAAACAAGGGATTTATATCCTTACCAGGCTATTGCTGGTCAGGTACAGATAGCAAGATAGCAGAAGTTTTTGGAAGATTTGTTGATGGAAGGTTAAAAGATTGTTTCATTGTGGAATGCCAATATCGTGAGCGATCTTTAGCAACGAGTTTTGGAGAAGCAACCGGTCGTACTGATGGAAGAATTTATAGATCATTTAAGGAGAAATGGCATATCCGTTCTAAAGACTCTGATGTATCAGGCTTAACAGATTATTCTTGCACAGAGCTTTCGTGGAAATGGGTGGATTTTTCTATTCATTCCATGAACTTTTTCATTCGTAACAGTTATGAAGATATTACCTCTCCCAATGGATCTCTTTTCTGTAAGCGTCTATATGAAACGATCAGACGAAAAGGCCTAGAACACACCTTAATGAGAATTGCTGTGGTTGTTAATAAAGACTTTCATTATTCCTTCCACGCTATTTATGAAACCCAAGAGCAGGAAAATGTAACTACAGAGTTTCTAACCCAATTACAAAAAGAATTATGATTTAAGGCTTAGGTCTGGTTCTCCATGCTCCAGTTACCTCATAAGGTTGATATCCTTTAAATCTTTGTCCTCTAGTAGAAGAAGCGGCTGATCTTTTTGTAGGTTTAGATGGTTCATATTCGACTTTATGAATAGCTCCATCTAAAGGATCCTGTACTTTCAAGAAGTCTATTCCTGCTTTTCTGGAATGACCTGCAGCAGTTAATGTATGAGGTGCTCCACGTGCGGGACCTGATGTTATTTTAGTGGTCAATAATACAGGATGTTGTTTTTTTATTTGTTTCCTTATTTTTTTTGCAGTGGATTCTCCTGGATGAATTCTTACTCCAAGGGGAGGTCCTATATCACTAATACTTGCTTCTTCACTATCAAGTCGGCCTTCTAAATCTGTGCGATATTTTTCTTTTTGTGCTTTTTTCATGCGAGAGAAATCAACATTGTCTAGATAAGATCTTGTTTCAAAAGAATCTCCTGACCCGAAATCTGGACTACGACTGCGACTTCTAGCTCTAGCAGGAGGGCCTGAATTAGAAGTTGTATCTTTTGAATCTGATTTAAATCTGGGAATAGGGGGACGAGTACCATAAAATTTTCCTACCGCTTTTACAGGAGGATAGGCACATGTAAGTAGATGTTCCTGTTTAGAGGTAGTTATAGGAAGCTCTACGCTATTTTGAGTATCAGCAGAAGCACTAGATGGTCCTGAAGAGGAGAAAGTAGGAGATGCTCCAGCCGGAGCGGGGCCTGCCCCTGGGGCTGCTAGCATTCCCCCCTTACCAAATTTCTTTACTGCACCACCCTTTTTAAGGCATTGCGCTGCAGGACGTGAAGGGCCACAAGGAGAAGCTCGCATACTTCCGAGCTCACTTAAAAAATTATCCCATCTCATTTTTATTTCTATTATTTATGTTTATACATGTAGTATAACATGAACAAGCATGATTTTTAAATTAATAAACATGCTTTCTAAATAAAAAATAAAACAAATTAGGTAATTGTTAAAATATTAAGCACTAATGACAAACTTGGCAAATAAGAGTAAATATGGAGCAGAAAATTTGAATTGGATTTGAACATGAAAATTTTACTAGTAGCATTGACTATAGGCACCTCATTTGGAGCAGCAAACGGATTTGCTGAATTTTTAACTAAGACTGCAGAAGTTATTGTAAGAGCTAGTGCACAGACAGCTGCTATACCTAAATCAGATCATGAAGCTCAAATCCAAGGTATAAAAGATACTCATAGAGAAGCACTTTCAAAAATGATTTCAAAAGAAGAACATGATGCACAATTTCAAAATCTAAAAGATGAATATACTGCCGCTCTCTCAAAAACAATTACAATATCCGATCCGGAAGCAGCTGCTCATTTTTCTGCAGCGATAGCTATTTTAGAGAAAAAAAGAGAAAGAAAAGGTCCTTCTGCTATAATGACAGAACCAAATGATGATTATGCAATGTTAGCAACAATGATGAAAGCCGCTAGAAATGGAAAATTAGACTCTTTTATGGATAATTTAGCCAAGAGTGTAGGATATAGAGCAAAAGAATTTGATTTTACGGGAGTAGATAGTACCTCAGACCTGCAAGGATTAGCTACTGCTAAAGGAAGATATTGTGGTACACCAGAGGTTACTTCATTTATTAGAGCACTTAGGATATTCATCTCTACAACACCATAAGAGAGATTATATGAAATTTTTATTATTAATAGTAGCGATAACTGTTACGTTTGGAGCCTCAACTAATCCTGATGCAAAATCAGAAACTAAACGTACGGCGACCTCATCTAAAGTGGAAGAATCATTAGAAAGATATAAAGTTCAAAGAGATGGATATATGGATGATTTTTTTAAAAAATATAAAAATGCTAAGGGAGCTGAAGAAATATCAGGAGATGAAATCGCTGCATTAAAAACAAAATTTTCGGTTGCCAATCAATTAGCAGAAGGATATTTAAAGAATGTTTCTCCTTTTGAAGCAGGTAATGAAGAAATGCGACAAAAAAGAGAAGAAGCACACATTAGAAATATATATAAAGAAGCTGGATTGATTATGGAAGAAGAAGATAAAGAAGCCGCATGGTTCCCTTTCTTTGGCATCTTTCAATTTGGTAGATTCGGCAGATTTGGATGATAAAAATGAAATCAGGAAAAAATGGTGATGGACCATAAACCTTTAACGAGATTAGTACCTATCGTCGCACTGAATGATCATACATGTAAAAATAAAGAAGCCTATCATTCTATTATAGATATAATGGAGCCAGAAACTATTTTTACACTTATAGATCAGAGTGGCTATGTAATTAAATTCGTTGCGCAAGAGAAAATTTTACTTAAGAATATTACTAATCAGGTAACAAAGGCTATGGTGTCTGTGATGGAGCATGTGAATGAGACCTTTGAGGCTAAATATAATGCTTTAAAAGACGAAAAAGATATAAAGCTAATGAAGTTGTTCTGTCAAGATCGCCTTTTCTTGGGAATTACTCGTTATAGAACCTATGAAGAATTATCCGCACAAGAAAAAGAAAATTTAGATCTGGATTTGTACAAAAATTACAAATTTTGGTACGAGAATTTGTAACCTACAGCTCTATATTTTTCAGCTTTTCTAACCACTCTTCATCTTCGTCACGTGGAGTAGTAATTATCTTTCTTACTCCCCATTCCCAATCTTCATCATCATTTACATACATTGTTTTATCTTTGAATTTTTTGATATCAGGATCATTTAATATTTCATCAACATCTGCATGTCCATCACGATAGTGATCACAATTGAATCTTCTTTTTTTACGTACCTTGTTTATGTAAGTCATAATTACACAAATATTTAAATATATACTATATATGATATTATAAGTACTATATTTTTCAAGTAAAAAAACTTCTATATTAAATGATTTCTTAATTAATTTAGAATAAAAAGACAAAATCTGTCAATGCAAAAACTCCCAGCACTTTTTTAAGGTACGGGGAGCTTTTACAATGTAAATTTATTAGTAACTTTAATAAGAAAGAAGTATATGAAGAAATATATACTACAACTATAATCTATCAATATTATATAAAGAAGTCAATAAAAGTTGTTCCCAATGTTAAGATTTATAAGATAGGTGTCTTTATAAGGAAAACCATTAGGAACTTCATAATAATAGCTAAACATAAGAGGAAAGGAAATAAAAAAAAGGGATCCATACCTAGATCCCCTAATTAAAATAACTACTTTTTTTTCTCCACAGAAAAAGAAAGGCTTTAGCTATGCTTGATATATAGTCAAAAACTTCATTTGTTGCAAGTTAAAATCCTTTAAACCTTAATAAGAGATTTACATGTTAACGGTTTAGCTGTTTTCGTTTACAAAGAGTTGAAGATGTAAACAAAATTACTCACTATACTAAGTAACGCTACTCAATAAAAATTAATGAAATTTCTCTTTTTTTGAAAATATGTGGCAAGAATATCTTGCGATTTAACAAATTCTGGGAATATACTAGAAATTACAAAAAAAAGAGACCCAGTACCTTGGATCTCTTTTGAAATAACTACTTTTTTTTCTCCACAGAAAAAGAAAGGCTTTTGTTATGTCTTGATATATAGTCAAAAACTTCATTTGTTGCAAGTTAAAATTTACTTCAGCATTCGCCAAATAAGTCAACAGTAATTTTATATATATCAAGAGTTTTCTATGAATACAGCATTAATAAAAGTTTCAAATTCTACTAATCTCCACAAGACAACTTTCAATAAATTTTCTTGTCAGAAGAAAAAAAATAGCTATAAAATGGCAATTATAGAAAAAGGGTTCACCCTGGTAAGTGAACCCCTTAAAAAAATCAGAACTACTTTTTGCCACCACGCAAGAGAAAGGAGCTCGTTATGTCTTAATATTTAGCAAAACAAATATCTTATTGCAAGTGGAATTCTGCAAGCAATATTCACCCAAAAGTTTAAATCCTAAATATTGAGACACGACAATGACAAAATTAAAAAAATCCCGTATAGGAACTATTCATTCAGCTGCAGATCTTTTTGATCCTAATCATGAACATTCCATCGTAGCTAATACTTTATGGATGGAAAAATTTGGTATAGGACCAGCTTTTTTTCTCAGTCAACTTTATTATAGAATTCATAATAAAAAATATAATAAAGGCCCTCTTCTTAAAGGAGAAAAATGGGTTTGTTATACTACTGAGGAATGGGGGGACCAATTAGTTGTTTCTTCAACAACTATTAAAAGATATATAAAAAAATTTATAGAATTAGGAATTATTAAAAAATTATCTCCTAGGTCAAATCATCTAACTATTTGTCATGATACTCTCCAAAAAATTTTAGAGGGAGGAGAGTAAAATGACCATATCATCAACTGAAATCCTAAATTTAGATTTTAAAACTTCAGAAAAACTTTTCTTGGAAATAAGAAAAGAATTTGGTTTAAAAGCTTCTGAAGCTCTTAGGAAACTTTTTTTTAAGAGTAGATATGCAGAAAGAACCGGAAAGTGGGGAGTTGAAATAGATGGATTTAGGTGGATTTATCATACAGCTGAAGAATTTGCAGAAGAACTTGGAATTAGTGCCAGACAATTTCATCGAATCGTAGCTAAGTTTAAAGAATATGGATTGGTAATGGTAAGAAAATGTTATTCTTATCTTAAAAAGACCACCAATTTTTATGCCATTTGCTTTGAAAAATTAGCAGAATTTTTACCAACTTCTAAACCAAAAAAAGTGAGCAAATGTCAGGATCAGATCTGCCATGATGTCAATATTATAATAGAAGAACAAAATAACTTAACAAATAAGATTAATAAATCAGAGGGTTATCCACAGGCGCATGGTTCGTATGTGGTTTCTTACGACCAAGTCAATCAAGTCCAAAATATTATAAAATTCGATGAAGAAAGGAAGGATTTGGCACCGAGAAATCCTCCAAACACTACTTCTCAGGACATGTTATCCATCTGGAATGAGGTTTTAGGCCACAAATCCAAGGCGGTGATGAGCAAAGATTTAGCCACATGGTTGGTTGCAGCATTTAATCAAAAATTTAACAAGGAACAGGTCAAATGGCGGTCCTATTGCCAGATGATTGCTTCAAGTTCGTACATGATGAGCGATTCATTCGATTTAGAAATCCAATGGGCGCTAAAGTTTTCAACGATTAACAAAATATTCGAAGGAAACTTAGGTGTAAAATATAAAGATGGTATTGCTAAGAATGCAGAAATTAAACACACTATTGAGAGGGGTATTGAATCAATTGATGAACCCTTAGAGATAAAGGAATTGAGGCGCAAGATTTCAGAAAGTATTGGTTCAGCAGAATATTATTCCTGGTTTCATCCTGCAACTTTTGGAAGTGAGGATGGAAAAATAAAACTCACGGCACAAAATCCATATGCTCAAAGGATTTGGAATGAGCGTTATTTAAATCTTTTAGAGGATTTAGTGGGAAGAGGAAGATTTTAGTCATGGAAGCATTTTTTTTAAAGTTAAAAAATTTTTGGTATGGGAGTGAGGACGAATGTTTGTAAAACCAGAAGATAAGATCGTTTGGGATAAGTACTTAACAGAGAGTGAGATGATAGAATATGCAAGCTTAGAAGAAAAAATTGCATATTATCGTGGTTTAGAGAAAAAAACCCACAGACAATTTATGAAAGAGCACATGCGTAGTTTTGGGTTGGTTTTGCGAGATGGAGCTGTTAATGGTACGAGTTATATGCCTTATCCGTTCGAAATCGATTTGATGAAAAAAGCATGGAAAGCTTATGAGATTGTCAATATTAGGGGACTTAATCGTATTCGTAAATCTATCTTTAAAAAAGGGTTTGAGTTACATTTCAAGGAAATTAAGAAAGATGATGCATGACGGAAGAAGAAGTAATGCGTAGCACAGGCTTAGGAGCTTCCACTATTAAAAAGCTGGAAGCGATGAAAGTTTTTCCTCCCAGAGATGAGGAGGGAAAATGGCGTGGAGATGACATTATTGAATGGGAAAAAAGCCGTGTGGCTATTTCTAATAGTGGGTGGGGTAAGGGAATTCGTCTTAATATAAAATCAGCACGAAGAGATTAATACTTATTTTCTTTTAATATAAAAAATTTTTTTACTTAAAAAAACTATAATTTAATCTATACTATTTGTTTTTATTTGTTGTATACTTGTGGTAGTTATCCACAAAAAGTGTTAATAACTCAGTGAAGAAATTGCTCAGAAGAACATTTATATGGCTCAGATGTTTCTATAAGTGTCTTATGCGTAAAAAATAGGCAATACATGAAAGAAGATAAAAAAGAATATTCTCCCATCATCATGCATTTTATAGATGCGTATCATACCAATGCATATTCTTCGCCTGGAATTATGTTGAAAGGAATGCAACTCATAGGTGATTTTTTTCCTGGTGATGTTGGATATATTTACTTTTTTACAGATATATATTCTATAGAAGATCTAGTAAATGTTAACAGTATGTCTCTTACCCCATCCATTATTAGAAAAAGAATAGAGGGAACTGAATATGGATTCGGTTCAGAAGAAAATAAATATCACACTTTTTTATTATTGGATCGTCTTTCGGATGAAGAGCTACCCTCAAAAGTAGGAATTATTTTTTCATATGGAATAGATTTTAAGGAATAAATATTATGCTATCTCTACATGAAATAAGAAAATGGGTAATGAATAAAATTAGCCATTACATTCCACTTGATGAAGCTGTGAAAAGAATCACAGCTAGTGATTTGTATGATGTAGCTGGCCATACCGAAATGTGGGAAGAATTAGGGGTAACTAGATATGAATATTATCGATCAATGCTGATTTTAGAATTGCCGCTATATGGTTTTAGAGCCCAATCTAATATTTTTGAAGAAATATCTAGAAGCAGTATATGGGGATTCGATAAGGACAACAATATTATTATAGAACCAGTAGAAGTATCTTATGAAAAGACGGATGATGAGTTTTATCAATACCATTGTGACGGTTGGATAAAAAAATATACTGGAACCATCACTCATACAAATCTTTGTTTTAAATCTAGGCATGTTAACAATCTTTTAAAGAGGGTTAAAAAAGATAAAAAAATCTTTCTTCAAAAAAGAAAAAATTCTGGATTTGTAAAATATAAGAGGACTACCATTTATAAAATACTCCTTACCAATTATCTAAAACGCAAATATAAATCTTGTGTGAAAGGTTTCTATTATTTGAAACATAAAATCCTAAAAATAAGAGTGAAAGAGAAAAAAGTAGAAATATGGGGAACTTCAAAATTTTATAAGGACTTTGATGACTAACATCATCACCATAGATTTTGCCAAAACAAAGGTACTTTATTATGGTTTTGATTTGGAAGGAAATCAGCTTCCATCTATTTTTAGTTTTGAAGCTAACTTTGGTTTAGAACCAATGTTTATGGGGTTTCGTGAAATGGATAATGAACAAACCTTTTTTATCAAAAAAAGTATTCTCGATAAGATGATAGAAAGTGCAATTCCTATTACTAACATTGAAAAAGAAAATAATGTAGTGAAGTTCCCTGGTAAGAATCCAGAAAAATAAAAATCAGCCACTATTCCTTAACACATCAGCATAGTGCATTTTTACCATTTCATCGGTAGAACTGAATACCTTGCTTGCTAATTCGTTTAATATTGTTATGGCCAAGGGAGTATTTAAATCATCCATTAAAGCTTCTTTAACTCGATAATCTATATATTTTACGGGTTCATCCCAATCATTTTGGCATATACCTGCAAGTTCAGCCGTGTGTTTTAAAACGTCAGCATAGAATTTTTTGTCATTCTCATGAGCCCCCGCTACTTTAGCGAATAGTCCTTTCAATATTCCAACTTTAAAAGCAGTATCTCCTTCTATAATGCGTGGATCAATGAATTTTTCTCTCATTTTTTAAAACTTCCCATTCTTTTAGGGTATTTTCTACTGCTTCCCAAGATCTTGCAACTACAAAAGGAATATGAAATTCCGCACACCATTTTGCGAATATCTTTTGAGAAGGTGATAAAGAATTCTTATCATGTTTAAGCTCAATACATCCCATGCCACCTTTCCATCCAAATATGAGATCAGGAACTCCTGGAAGCTTTCCCATCATCTTTAGGAGAAGATTAAATCCTAAACCGTGTTCTTTGCTCTTTATAGCTTCATTAGCGGGGTGAAACCATAATGCATGTAGACTACCATCTATACACAGAGGTATAAGTCGCTGAACGACCTCTATATGCAATTTTTTTTCACATTTGTATTTGTGTAAGTTTGCCCGAGGAATCGTTAGATATCTTAGAAGTTCTATCTGGGAAATGTGTTTGAATTTCATGTTGGGCAAGCATTGTATTTGTTCTTATATAAGTTTGAGAAATAAAAAGAATAATAGCAATGCTTGTGTGTATACTTGTATAGTATAAATGAATGAAATGCAAGAGGAAAATATGCAAATGACATTTAATGAAATAGTGCATGTAACTGGAAGAGGATTATTCTTCTGGGGAAAGATAAGTGAATGTGAAGGTGAAGGTACTTTTGAGAAAGAAAAGGTGGCACGTATTATTACTATAAATCACACTATAAAAGCAAATATTAAAGGAATAGAACGTAAAGGTCCTCTTTGCGGGATATGTCCCATGGATGAAATAGCTTTAATATTCGATAAAAAAGATCTACCGGAGGATATTGTTAGTTACAAAAGAGGAGGAGTTATCTTTCAACCTTAAAACTTCACCTCAATGTAGTTTAAATCTGGATTGGTTTTGTTGATATGAATTTTGTATTCAAGAACTAGAATATCTTTTGTCTTAACCAGATTGTAATATTTTACAGCTTTAGGAGGAATTTGAAGTTGCAAATAATTTGCATTAATGGTTTTTGAAAGAACACGTAAAGGATTTCCATAAATATTTTTTTCAATAATAAATATCTTGTCATCTCTCTTAGTAAGGACAAGATGATCACCTAATTTAAAATCTAATTTTTTTAGAACCTTTAATCCCAAGTAAAAACTACATAATTCACTCCGGGCTGCATTGTCTAGGAATTTATAACGTACAATATGCTGGTTCTTTTCGTATGTGTGTTGCACCTTCTCTGTCTCTTTACAAAAGCGACTCATTTTAGGAATTAATGTCATATTTTTAAACCCATGTTATTTACAATTAAATTATGATTGACACATTGTGAAAACATGGTAACATAATATCATAAGACTAAGGAAGTTTTATTTGCAATGCTTACCGAAGAACAACGACAACGTCGTAAAAATGGCATAGGTGGTTCAGACGTAGCAGCTATATGTGGATTAAATCCCTATAAAAGCGCTATTGATGTATATTTCCAAAAAACTTTGGATGATCTGCCAGATCAAGAAGAAAACGACAATATATGGTGGGGTAACGCCCTAGAATCTGTGATTGTCGATAAATATAAAAAAATCTTTCCTCAAAAAATTACCTTTCCCGATACTAAAACTGATGACCAACTTTCATTTATGTTGGCAAACGTGGATGGAATATTAGAGGATGGTGGAGTTTTAGAAGTTAAAAATGTAGGAGAATTTTCTAAAAAGAAATGGGGTCAACAATTCACTGATGATATACCTGTTGAGTACTATCTTCAGGTTGCACATTATGTCAGAATTTTTAAAGCACCCTATGCTCATATAGCTGCTTACTTTGGAGGAGCTGACTTTAGGATATTTGAATATATTCCTAATAAGGCTATTGAAAATATGATTGTAGAAAAGTGTAGTAACTTTTGGGAAAATCACGTTTTAAAACGTGTAGCACCTCCTGTAACACAGTATTCAGATCAACTTAAGCTTTGGAAAGATGCATTAGCTGATAGCAAAAAAGAAGCTATTCCTGATGTTATTCTTGCCATTCAAAACTACAAAGATCTTCAATCAAATATCAAAGAATTAGAAACGAAATCTGAAGATCTAAAATCTATTATCTGTGGATTCATGGAAAATTCTGAAGCTCTTATAGATAACGCAGGTCAAACATTAGTTACATGGAAAAATCAAAAAACATGTAGGTTTGATCTTCCTAAATTTAAAGCTGAACAAGGTGATTTATACAAACAACTCTTGGTTGAAAAACAATCACGAGTACTTCGAATATCAACTAGCTTATAGGAGAAATACAATGACTGAACATGTAGATTTTTTTATGTTCAAAGAGTTATTCGAAATGCATTTAATAGAACTAATTTATAACGATCTGTTTTTCGAAGGTGATCCACTAGAAGAACGAGGAAAATTTATTTATGGAGAATATTTAAAATTTTTAAATGATCTTTCGTCTCAGATTAAAAAAGAATATTCTTCCAAAATTGACAATGAATTTCTAGATTTTTTACATCAAGAAATAAATCTCATGGAAATTATCATTGAAGAAGAAGAAGTGGAAAAGCGTATGGATATTTTTGAAAGGTGGGGAAACCCTTTTGAAAGTAAAGCTAAATATATTAATAAAGCTCTTGCAATATGGGTGGCAGATAGAAATTTTTCTAAATTTGCTAAGCAATATGTGAAAACAAGAAAACCTTGCCCGAAAAAGATAGAAAATGTCCTAAATCTGCTAAGGCAGAATGTGAAAAAACAGGAGACCAAAAATGACTGAAGTTACCCAAAATGGAAAAGTACCTTTAAAAGTAATAGATTTATTACAAACTAAAGGCATTAAAGCAAGAATAGAAAGATTACTTCCAGAAAACATAAATTTCGATAGATTCTTGCAAATAGCGATTAATGAAATTCGTGAGAAACCAAAATTACTTTCATGTGACCCTATGTCAGTTATCGAAAGCATAGGTCAATCTGCACGACTAGGATTAGATATTGGAGGGGTGAATGCACATGCTCATTTGATTCCTTATGGTAGTAAATGTCAATTCCAAGTGGGGGTTAAAGGACTGGAATATCTTGCTCAAAAAGCAGGTGTTGGAGTTATTGAATCTGGAATTGTTTATGAGAATGATGGATTTGAATTGGAATATGGATTAACAAAAAAACTTAGCCATTGTCCTACTTTTAAAGATCGTGGCAATCCTATTTGTGCATGGGCAATGGCTCAAGTGGAAAATGAAAAAGTATTTACGCACATGTCTATAGATGAAATAGAAAAGATAAAAACATATAGCAAAAGTGCTAATACGCCAGATAGTCCTTGGATTAAAAGTTATGATGAAATGGCAAAAAAAACTGTAAAAAAACGCCTCTGTAAATCATTACCACAACATTCCAATAGTAGCTTATTACATGAAGCTATTGCTTTGGATGATCAGGCAGATGCAGGTATTCAAAATAATTCAAGCTTATTTGCAGATGCTGAACTTGTAGATGTAACTCCACAAAAGCCTACGGAAAAAGCAGATGAAATTCTGGTGCGTATGAGCGAAATGAAATCGGTGAACTAACATGATAGAAAATGATTTTTTCTTAATTCTTGAGTATCAATTCCAATATGTTAAATTTCTTGCAGGATTAGGAGGTATGATAAGTATGATATTATGCTTTTTACCATTAGTTCTTCAATATCCTGCATTGATTAAACTTATTTTTAAAAGGACAATGTTTTTTTTCATAAAAGCTACTGAATTTTGTCCGTTAGATCTGCAGGAAATTCCATTATTTACGTAAGGAGGGATATGAGTATGAAGGATATTCTTTATGTTTTAATTGGTTATGCCTTAGGAGTTGTAATATTAATATTACAGAAGATAGAAGTGAATATGAGTTATATTATTGCTATTATAGGTGGTTTGAGCGTAGGAGTGATATTCTTAATATTCTATAAAAAAAGAAGAGAAGAAAAATATAAAAAATTATATAAGGATATGTTAGATAAATATTTTCGCTAACATATCCTCTCATACTTCTCTTTAAAGTAATTATTCACATATGAAATATCATAGGTTTCTTCAACAGATTTAGGTTCGTCTTGGAGATAAATCATAGTATCTTCTTTATCATTGCGGGCTTCCAAAAGACAATGAAATCCAAATTCTAACTCTGATATTTTTTTTCTTATTTTTTCACTACAGTGATTGAAACCTGTGTAAAATATTATAGCTTTTCCCCAATTGTGCCAGCTGAATCCGGGTAAATAATTATGGTGTTTTAAAGGCAATTGTTTTGTTGTTTTTTCCAAAATATCTGCTAAAAAATCTGCATTATTAGCGCGTAATCTATTTATTTCTCTTTGAATATTTTCTTCGAAGCATGCATCAGCCCTAAAAGAAGATGCTGCATCTTCTAGATTTACAAATCCACGAATGGGTTTAAGGATGATATCATCCTTTTCACATATAGTTAAAAAATTCTGACATTTAATCATAAACCCCACATCCAAATGATGCCAAGGGAATGAAGTATTATTAGATTCTAAATCCATACATTGATTATATTTAAGTACATATAAAAATGATGGAATGTTTTTTTTACTATTGCAATAGAGGAATCACAAAATATATTCGAATTTTTCCCTGTATTTTTCGGGATTATTTTTGATATCTTCTAATGATTTTTTGATGTGTTCTTTGACATCTTCAGGACAATGTGGATCGTTTATTATTTGGGTTAGTGTATCCATCGCTTTCTTATTATTTTCGTCGTGGACATAGTCAGAAGTTTTCTCCTCCATTTCTAATATTTCCTTTATTTTAAATTTTTTCGATAAAGAATATTTGCAAGGTGTATGGCTTCTTTATTATGATGTTTAATAAATTTTTTAACATGTTTGATAGTTATCACCAATTCTTTAATCTCTTTTTTTTCTTCAGCATTTTTAGTCTCTAAATTTCTTAATGCATGTAGTTTTTCTTCTAATCCATATAAGACTCTTTTGTTAATAAAGAGTGACATGCATTCATCCATTTTCTTTTTCCAAATCTCTTAATGCTCTATCTAATCCTTTTATACTATCTACAAAAATATGCTTATACGTCCACTTGGAAATACTATCATCCTTGTGATCAGAAATCCTCGTATGATCAGCATCTATAGTGACAGCAATTACTATTTGTAGCTTCTCTTCTTTATCCTTGTGCAAAGGATTGGGAGCTCCAGGATTGATGTATTGAGTTACAATTTTTGTAAAAGTTTTTATCAATAAGAAATCAAATGAAGAACCCTTTTTGTATTCTACAATGTGCCAGTCTGGATAATCCTCAAACAAAACATCCAGAATTAACTCGCGTAATTCATCATTGTTTAATGTATAAGATTTTTCTGTCGTATCAACAATTGCCATGGTTATTCCTAATTAATCGTGCGTTTATCGTCATCATCTATAAAAATCATAGATGAAGCATCAATTGGTTTAAAGGCCATATCTTCATAAATCTGGTTTAAGAAGGAGAAAAGAATAAGTAAAGTGCGTAATTCTGCAGCGGAATCCTCTAATTTAGACATTTCTTGTAAAAGATAAGTTAGGTCTAATTTATGAGGTTTTATTTGTTCATCATTCTTCTCAAAAAAATATGCATCTTCTAGTGTAACATGAATAGTTTGATCTATTCTAACTGATACATTTTTTGTTTTAAATTCTATAAATTTTGCTCTCCTTTCTGACAGATAAAAAGCATATAAACCCAATTCATAAATTATAGATTCTTTCAATTTGTTTCTTTCTTTTTCTTTATCTATCCATTCAGTTTTCATGCTTTTTTCTCTTTGAGATGTAATTCAAATCCTAATTTCTCGAAATATCTATCTGCTTTAGATAGGCTCGTGATTCTTAACTTATCTGTTAATTTATCTACCTTTTCATAAAGCTCTATTTCTTCTTTTGTAGGAATATAAGATGTCTCCGGAAATGCTCCTTCTACATATGCCTGAGATAGAGGAAGTGACGTAGGAAGTGCAGGAATTTCAACTTCATACTCAGTCTTTTGACCTGGAATGTCAGGAAGTTTTTTCCACTTGTATTGGCCGAATACATAAATAATTTTTTCATGCTCAATTTTTTTTATAAATTTTTCATAATCCATGATCTCTTGTTGAGTTAAGAATTTCTCGAAAAAATCTTTGTAAGCTTCATGATAAAATGCCATCTTGTTGTTCTCTTTCTTTTAGGTAATCTCGTAATATTCTTTCTTGCGTAAGATAAACCTTTTCAAGTTTATCTTGAAATCTTATAAGTTTTATTTCTGCCTCATAACCAGATGTGTTAAGTGGTAAATCTTGTGGTTTGGGAATCATATGAAGTACCGACATTACTTGTGAGTAAGTTATTTCAAACATTGCGATATAATAATTAAGAAATGCGGCATTTCCTGAAAATTCAGATATGTATTCAGCTGTATCTTCCGGTGTCGGTATTCTTTGTTCTTTACAAATCTGCGCATAACGTCGTGTTTGTTGTTTAAATTTAAGTAAATCTTTGTAATTATTGTCTAAGATTTTATTTAATGCTGAGTAATATTGCTCGTTGCGATCGTAAGCCATTTTATTCTCCTATTCCATAAATCTCACTATAACATTCTGGACCATAATACATTTCAGTCAATCGTATAGGTCCAAAATGATATGCTTCTTCTATTTCTTTTAATAATTGTACATGACGCTCAATTCTTTGTAAGGCTAGATCTTCATTAGTCATGGGAAGAACTGCCTTTTTGAATTTGTTTTAATATGGATAGAAACTCTGATACTGAATTTAATGGCTCTTTGATGTCTTTAATATCGTAGTTTCTAATCTCATCTAAACAATTATTAATGAGGTAGATCAATATTTCTGATTCACTAAATGTCTGATTATTAATGTTCATTTTTTGTTTTCCTTATCTTAAAAATTAACACCTGTAAGGTTCTTCCTTACATGTTATATACATTGCACAAACATTTCACATTGTAAAGACATTTGTTTTGGAAAATTATTATTTTTCTTTAAAAAAACTCTTGTATTTTATTTTATTCTGTTTCTACAATATATGTAAGTAATTTTAAACAAAATAAAGTAATGGCAGCAAAAAAGAAAAATGGACGTCCAAAAGGATCTTTAGGTAAAAAAAACCTAAAAGCAGCAAAGAAGATATTGAAGAATAAAGAGATTAAAAGGGTTGAGAAAGACTTCGATAAAGATGACTCAATCGTGGCTCCTGTAAAGGTTTCCGAAATATCCGAAACAAACGGAAATGATAGGCCTCAGCGTGATGCAAGGGGAATGTTTCTTCCTGGAAATACATTAGGTACAGGTGCTCCTAAGAATCCTTATAGGAGAATCCTTAATAAGATCAGTGAAGCTGAATTTACAGAAGTAAAAGAGGCAGTCCTTGATAAGGCTCGAAAAGGTGATCTATTAGCAGTCCAGATTTTATGTAAGTATCTCATGCCAGGTGTTCCGGAACCTGAAGCTCTGCAGGTAAAGCTTAAGACTAAGACGGTTAAGGAACTAGCAGAATCTATGGATGCTGTAATTGAACATATGAATGAAGGATTGATATCAGTATCTGGAGCTGATGGATATCTTAAGTGCCTAAGTCAAAAGAGAGACTTCATACAAGTAGCAATGTTAGAGACACGTCTAAATGAACTAGATGGACGCGTGAAGTCCGTGGAGAAGAAGTAGTGGGAGCAGTTCTAAAATCGATTATTTCCTTGTTCAAGAAAGAAGAAGAGGAAAAGGATGTGGACAAAGAAAAGGAAGAATCATGATCATAGCCTACATTAATCATGCCGATCCAAAACCTACATTAGTAATAGTTGAACCAGTGGAGAACTCAAACGATGATTCCTGATACCCCAGTCGATAAGAAATCTGTCATTGAACTGTTGTCTAAAACAGATCCGATCATTAAGCATGTTTGGGATCATTATACAGTGCAAGGAAAGTCTACACCTTTGAATGTTGGGGATGTTAATTACTTTTGGAAAAAGGTTAGTGAGTATTGCGCTGAGATCGATGAAACCAAGAAGAAGCTGATGACAAATATTTAAGAGGACAACCAATGAAATCAACTAAAGAGAATGAAGCCAAAGTAAGTACTGATGATGCGGCTATGAGAGTACATGCATTAAAACTTGCGCAAGAGCTCGTGTTACCAACCTTTCATAAGGTATTTAACATTGGAAAAGTAGATGTGGAATTGAATGTAGTGAAGCAACTCTATGAGTTTGCTGAATACAACTATCGGTTCCTTATGAAGAAAGATTTAGAGATAGAGTACAAATCGAACCGTGAGAAGATCAGCGCTCAATTTAGTGAAGCAAATAGAAAGTTTAGATAATTCATTAGATAAACTCATTGGACTTCGATTAACACCAGACCAGGAAAAAGAACGATGGCTCTGTGAGAATTCTTTTTACCTATTCGTAGAAAAAGCATGGCCTGTCATTGAAGGAGGTAAGCCTTTCATTCCCGGATGGCATGTACAAGCTATTTGTGAACATATGGAGGCCTTATACAAATTAGAGATCACGCGTCTGATTATTAACATTCCTCCGCGTATGGGAAAGAGTAATCTGTGTTCTGTCCTCTTTGTCGCATGGGTTTGGGCAAAAGATCCTTCATTAAGCTTTTTGTATTCATCTTATGCAAACTCATTATCAGTTAGGGATAGTGTTAAGTGTCGTCGTTTAATCCAATCGGATTGGTATCAATCATTATGGGCAGATAAGTTCTCCTTGATGAGTGATGTGAATAACAAATTACGTTTTGATAATGATTATAGTGGTTATCGCATTGCTTCTTCTGTAGGAGGAACTAACACAGGGCTTGGAGCACATTTTGAGATTTCCGATGACCCTAATAGTGTTAATGAATCTGAAAGTGAAGTCATTAGAGAATCAACAAATGAATGGCATGACTTTGTGATGTCCACGCGTTATGCAGGCACGATGAGTCAGTTTAGAAGGTTGGTCGTGCAGCAACGTACGCATATGCAAGATGTATCGGGCAATATCTTAAGCAAGGATTCCAGATGGATTCATTTATGTTTGCCAATGGAATTTGAAAAGACTAATCGCTGCAAAACAATTCCACTTCGTACCTCTAATGGAAAAGTATGGAGAGATCCTCGCACTAAAGAAGGAGAACTTTTATGGCCAGCAGGTATCAATGCGCAACAGCTTTATGACTTGAAGAACAAGGACTTTAGAGGAGATCCTTATCGTATTGCTGGGCAGTTACAGCAACGTCCTTCTCCAGCTGAAGGAGGGATTATTCAATCCAGTTGGTATCAATTATGGAAAGAGAATGATCTCCCTCAGTTTGAATATGTTCTTCAAAGTTGGGATACGGCAATGGCTGGCGAGAGTAAGAACAAATCTAAAAATGCCAGTATATGTTATAGCGCTTGTACGACATGGGGAATCTTTAGCGATAAGAATGATGTGAAAAACATTATGTTGCTCAGCATTTACAAAGGGAAGATTGAATATCCTGACTTAAAGAAGATGGCATTGCGTTTAGCGCATAATTGGTATGACACTGATTTTGATTATCCTATCACACAAGGATATCCTTCTGAAAAATCTCCTTATTCTCCTGATTTAGTCCTTATTGAATCTAAGGTTAGTGGATATACATTGGCTTCTGATTTGATGCGTACGACCATTCCTATAATGCGTTTTAATCCTAATACCGTTGGCAATAAAGAAACCAGGGCAAAGCGAGTTACTGACCTTATCGAAAATGGAAGGGTATGGCTGCCTTGCGATCCTCCTTCTTTCTATCCTAATGAGTATTCACAACTATTAATCAAAGATTCTATTTTGTTTCCAAATAATGAAAGTAATGATACAATAGATTCTATGTCTCAAGCATTTATTCGTTTAAAACAAACTGGTTGGGTATTTCATTCTGAGGATTATAATCCCCCTCAAGAATTTGATTGGAGTCGTTATGGTAGTGAGAATTACAGAGCAAATGTAGCGAAAAGAATGAGGGATGAGAGGAATTTCTAAATGAGGTCTAAGAACAAGCGCCAAGAACCTATAGACATGGTTCAACCAAGACATTCCTCTGAAATAGTTCAGCCAATGTTTAATGCGGATTTTGATGCTAACGATGCTCTTCCTCGTGAACTTCCTATGGACGGATATCTAGATAGTAATGGCGTTAGACACTTTCCTGATGGCAGTAAAGTTATTGGGGAATCTCCTCAAGAAGAAATCGCAGGCGATAATATTCCAGATGAGCATTATGCGAATTTAGCAGAGTTCTTAGACGAGCAAACATTATTAGAAATTGGTAATCATCTACAAAGATGCATTGAAGAAGATATAGAAAGTCAGCAGCAATATTTTCAAGCAGTTGCTGATATTATCAATTTATTAGGAATTAAATCTGTAGAAAGTCTATCTGAAGATTCAGAAGGTGAACCTACTGTTAACTCATCAGCTTTGTTTGAAACATTATTGGATTATGTTGCAACCATTATGGCAAGCATTTTTCCATCTAAGGGTCCAGTAAGTACTGTTATTTATGGCGACTCATCTCCTGAATTAGAAGATATTTCTTATCGTAAATCTCAATGGTTTAACTATTATTTGCAACAAGTTGATAAGGGATTTGATAAAGAGTTAAAACGTGCCGTTGTATGGTCTGTGATAACGGGATCTATTTATTGCAAGGTTTTCATTGATGAAGTTCTTGGTCGTCCTACCATGAGAATGCTGAATGTTGAAGATTATATCGTTAATAGGGATGTGTCGTCCCATCTTTCAGCTAATCGCAAAACTTGGATTCGCCGGATGGATCAGCGCGAATTAGATCTGCGTAAGCTTAGTAAATATTATCGTGATATTGAGATCCTGCCATCCAGTTATGATGGAGAAGGTGAAAATGTCATTAAGGATCAGCTAGATGAAATTAGTGGTTATGACCCTATAAAATCTATGATGAGTGCTGACAATATTAGATATGAGATATATGAAACTGATGTGGATTATTATATCAAAGAAGATCCCCAAAATGATGGTTTAAAGATTGCGTTGCCTTATCTGATTAGTTTGGATGGAAAGTCCGGGCGTATCTTACGCATTGAAAGAAATTGGAAAAAGGGAGATTTCTTAAAGAAGAACAATGAATCAATCTTTAACTTTTCATTGCTACCTTCCTTAGATGGAGAGGGTTATGGATTAACTCAATGTTCTGGATCTTTAGCTCAAGCGGCAACTGTTATTACGCGTCAGTTATTAAAAGCAGGTTTGTATTCAAACTTCCCAGGTGGTGTATATCAAGCTGGGATGAGACTGGAAAACAATACGTTACGTCCAATGCCTGGAGAATTTCTGCCTGTCCAAACTGGTGGTATTCCTATCCAGCAAGCCATTCAAGCGCTTCCTTACAAAGAACCGAGTCCAGCATTAAATGATTTAAAGAATCAGATTGAAGATAGCATTAGAAAGCCGTCTGCTATCATTAATCAAAAAGTATCTGAGATGGCCCCGCGTGCTCCTGTTGGAACAGTTCTTGCTATGTTGGAGAGTCTTCAAAAGGTTCCTAACTTTGTGATCCAGGGATACCATAAATCATTTCAGAATATGCTGGAGTTGTTTGATAAATGCTTTGCTGAGTGGCTTCCGGAAAATCAACCATATCCATTCATGGTTCCAGGTGGTAGTCACGTTATTATGAAATCTGATTTCAATAATAACATTCGTGTTATTCCGGCATCCGATCCCAGTTTGCAAAACTCTACTTATAGATTTATGAGAGCTGAGATTATCTTAAATAATGCTCGTCAAGGTGCGGACATTCATGACATGAGATATGCCAATGAATTATTTTATCGCAATCTTAATATTACAGATGAAGAGATACATAAATTATTACCCGCTCCTAAAGAAGAGACTCCTGTTCTTCCATTAGATCCTATTACAGAGAATCAAAATATTTTAACAGGAAAACCTGTAAAAGCTGGAATAGATCAAGATCATGATGCGCATATGATGGTCCATAATTCATTACAAGAAAATCCTGTAGCTGCTCAAGATCAAAATGTAATAGCGGCGATGCAAGCGCATGTTAAAGAGCATGCGGCCTTAAAGCTACTGATTGAGATGCAAGCCAAAATTGGTTTTCAAATGCCAGAAGATCCATCAAAAGTTCCTATTGCTCTTCAAAATCAAATCGCTGTTCTTTCAGCTCAACAGTTAATGCAACAACAGCAGGAACAACAACAGCAGACACCTCCAGATCCTCAATTGATATCTGCTCAAGCTCTTATGGAAGATGTCCAGGTAAAGAAATTGCAAACAGAAATGCGCGCTGAGATAGATAAGTTGAAGCTAACTTTAGAACAGCAAAGTCTACAATTAGAGGAACGACGTTTGGAAATTGATTATGAGAAAATGATGATGGATAGCGAAAACAAAGCAAAAGAATTGCAGATAAAGTTTTTGGCTGCTGAAGGGAAACAATCGTTAGATGAAAGAAAAGTAGATATTGATCTTTTACAGAACAGCCAAGTAGAAAACATAATTCATCAAAATACAATATAAATATTTATAAAATATTAAATAGTTGATACAATGTAAATGGTTGGTTATTTTTTTGATTTTTAATAACCAACTACATTATTAATACTTAACGTTAAGGAAATTTGGTTATGACAAGTCAACATGGAAGTAGTGATTTTAGAAGTAGAATCTCTAAAGGAGCGAGGGAAAGTGGTCGGCCACATTCTCTTAAAAGAGCAGCAGGAGGACCCATAGATTCATTTAAAACTGGTGGGCAAATAAAGCATTTCTATAATGGTGGTTTTAATGGATTTATGAAGGATTTTGGCGATGGCTTTGTAAAAGGATTTGGTGGAACTATGAAAGTCTTAGGTCCACTTCTTCCAATGCTTTTAAAAAAAGGTGGGTCTGTATCGCGTCGTGCTATGGGAGGTCCAATGGGTGAATTTCAGAAGTGGGGACTGAAAACAGCTCAGGATCCACTCTATAAAAAAATGAGGCTCGGTGCTGGTCTCCTTATGAATAAAGGTGGTCGCATTTCTAAAAAAGCTGCAGGTGGAGTTGGAAAAATCCGCCATGGGCAAATGAAGGGACCAAAATAAGAAGTATCCAACGATGGATTATTTGGAAAGTAATATCGTTGGACTATTAATATTTAAAAAAAAATAGAAATAAGTCAAATTATATATAGACATGTGTAATTATTGTTTATAAAATATTTATATACATATTTTAGGAAAGTAATAATTATGGATTCACAAGCATTCGCAAGTCATTTAGCAGGAATTATTTCCACGAAGATATCAGAGTTAGATCACAATATATTAAATGGGACAGTTCAAGATTATCAAAAAGCTGTAGGTATTCGTGATGCTTTCAAAAACGTAGTTGATGGAATTCCAACTATTCATTCTGAGTTTATTAATAAAAGGAATCAGCCATGTACTTCTTTTACACCTTCTGCTGTTTTCGATGAGGAAAAATAATGACCTCACAAAATCTCTCGTTAGCAAAAGAAGAATGTGGTCTTGATCCTATATTAAAAGCTTATCGTATCCTGGTAAGGGCACCCATTATAAAAGATAAAACAAACGGGGGAGTTATCTTACCAAGCGAATATAGAGAAGAAACTACAAAAAAAGCTGCTGTGGGTAAAATCCTTAAAATAGGTCCGTTATCTTTTGTTGGTGAAAAAGCAAAGCATTACAAAACTGAAGTTGGCAAATGGATATTGTATTCAAGAATGGAAAGAGAGCCTGCTTATTCAATTAAAGAAGGAGTTGTCTGTTATTACGTTAATGACGATCGTATTCATTCTGAACTTAGTGATGAAGATGCACAAGCAATATTAGATGATTTGAGAGGTTACTGATGACATCTGAATATAAAATTCCAGGAATTTCTGTGAGTGATCATGATGAATCTATGCAAATGGATGATGCTGTACAACCTATTGTAACTCAAGAAGAGAATGTGCATCCAGGCAATTTTCAATCTGAAGAAACAACTGCAGGAGAGAATTCTCCTTATTTAAAAGCTCGCAAGCAACAGCGTAACAAAACCAATAATCCTGCTCGAGAGAGAATTCAGCGTCTTTTAAATGAAAATCATGCGAAAGACCAGATGAATATGCAATTGCAATCTGAGCTAGCTGAAAAAGAAAGGATTTTGTTTCAAAAGGAAGAAGAGTTAAGAAATCGAGAAGCTAACAGTCATCAGCTTTTTGAAAACAATCTCAGGCAAGAAGAGAATGCAATTGTTCAAGGATTAAAATTAGCGAAAGAATCTGGAGATATTGATACTGAAGTTGAATTGCAAAGAGATCTTGCTCGCGTTAAGAGTGAGCAGTCTGCATTCGATGTGTTAAAAGTTCAAAATCAGACAGTTCCTCAAGATTTTAGTGATGTTTCTGATACAACTTTTTACCCCAATACCAATCCGTATGATTATGGGTTTGTGAATCAGGAGAATTTATACGATGAGCCAGAAGTATCAGATGATTTTGCTTATTTTACAGAAAGAAATCCTTGGATTAATCGTAATGCTCCGGAGTTTTCTCCTGAATTAGCACAAGAAGCTGATTTTATTGCTGCTGAGCTTAACAAAAGGCTTAAATTCAATAATATGGCGCATTTTATAGGTACCCCTGAATACTATGAGGAAATAGAAAAAGCCATGCATAACAATTATGGGGTAAGAGAACAAGAACGTGCTCAAAATCAAGTAGTTCCTCAATATCATTATTCTCAACCTAATCCTCAAGCTCATAGGTATCAAACCTCTGGAGTTTCACGACAAGGTGCAACTTTGGCAGATCAATATGTTTCGAGGGCTTCTCCTAATTCTATGAATGCTGCTCCTTCCTTAAGTGCTGATGAATATAAAATTGCTCGTAATCTGATGATTCCAACCAACGCTGGTGGTAATGACCAATTTTCGTCAGATCAGGCGATAAATATGTATGTGAAGTATAAGAATATGTTGAAGAAACAAAACAATGACCAAAATTTTAGAATCAGCATCGAATAGTAGGAGATAATATGGCAAAGCCCATTAAGAATAATAAAAAAAAACCAGAAATGAATATTGAAGATGAAATTTTTTCCAAGATGAGCTTTAAGAAGCCAGAGCGTGAACCTCGTGTAGAAGATTTCGCAGAAAATATTCAAAGAGAAAGACGTTCTAGCTCTCGAAATGCTGACAATCGAATTTCTTCTGAAAGACCTGCGTTAGACATGGATATTTCTTTTGGAAGTAAGTTTAATATACCTGCGCCGGTCCAGGAAACTGATCCAGATTATGTTCATGGATTCGTTGCATATATGGCTAACAATGAACAATTAGATGATGTTGTTGAGGATGCGATGGAAAGAGGATGGTTTCCTTGTCCAAAGTCAGACCATCCTTTGATGGGAAGAAATTATTCTAATTTATCTGGTGGATTTAGAGAAACCAACAATGAATTTACTAGAAAAGGTGGTCAAATTCATATGAAGCGTAAAAAAGAATTGCATGAAGCAGAAAATAAAAAGTTTACTTCTCAGAATCAGCGTCAAGATGAACTTCGAAATTACCATAGAAGAGATGATCCGAATTCCAACAGTCCTATCCAATATTTTAATAATAAAGTAACCGCTATAACCCCTAGAGGTAATATTGTGTAAGTAGTTATCAACAATAGTTTGTGTAAAAATAAAATATTGTTGACTATTATAAATTATATTGATAAAATTGTTATAATATAGTTATGTTAAGCTTTGATCATGGCTTAGCATAAACTTCCTGGCTCATGCCTTGTATTTTTTACATGATCTCCCGGTTATCTACGGGACTAGATAACCTGAAGCGTTCTTAGAGCGGTCTATCCCTTAAAAATCAAATTTTATTATTAAATTTTTTTTGGAGAGTTTTTATGTCTTATGGACAAAATGCTCCATGGGGACTGCAACCTGTAAGAATGCAGAATAATGCCTCATGGAATCAGCAATTATCGCCGTATTTGATTGCCTCTGGATATGCACAAAATATCTTTAAGGGTGACTTAGTTTATATATCCACTGATGGATATCTCAGAAATTTATATGATTATGCAGGGGATCAAGCATCTTTTATTACTGCAGCTAGCTTAGGTGTATTTCAGGGATGTAGTTATGCCGTTCCAACTGCTGTTAATCCTATTGATCCTGCGAATCCTGGACATCCTTATTGGCCAGCAAGCACAAATACTTTGGGTGGAGTTGCTGCAATTGGTTTTGTTATTACTGATCCTTCAGTTGTTTATAACTCTCAAGTAACTGGGGCTACAGGTGCAGTGCAGTCAAATGTTAGAAACTTTATATCTGTTGCTTACCAAGTATCTGGTGGACTAGTTCAAGGAAACTTTAATAACGGACAATCTAGCTTATCAGTAAATATTGCTACTGTGACGCCTGCTGCTTCTACCCCTATGCAAAATTGTTACATCGATGCTCTCAGTCCAAACGTCAATAACGTAGCCGGACAGCAATACAACAATGTTGAAGTCATGATCGCGAACCATTATTTCCGCGTCATGGCAGCACTTACAGCCACAGCATAAAGGAGTTTTATTATGACAATTACAAGGAGTAATCTCCCCTCACTGTTACGGCCGGGGCTGTTTTCAGTATTTTGGAACTACAACACATATCCTGATCTTTATAAAGAAGTATACAAGATCTTTAAAAGTGATAAGGCCACAGAATATGACCTAGAAATGCAAGGTCTTCCTTTGGCTCAAATCAAGCAAGATGGGGCTCCTGCTTTTTCTGCTAGCTTCCAGCAAGGCTATACCACCTCCTATTCGCACCAATGGTATGCAATTTCGTTTGGAATTTCCCGTGGGGCAGTGGAAGATAATTTGTACGAGACGCAATTTCCTCAGCAAGCTTTGCAATTAAGAACCTCTCTTCAGACACTTCGTAACACTAATGGTATGTTCCAATTTAACAATGCCTTTAATTCTGCATCACAAGTATCTGATGGTCAGCCTTTATGTTCTACGCAGCATCCTATACAAGGTGGAATTCTTCCTAATACTTTCAATAATCCTGTTGGATTAACAGAATCTGCTTTGGAAGAAGCTATTACCTTAATGAAGCAATGGAAGAACTTAGCAGGTATTAATATCAATACCAGTCCAATGAAGCTTCTTGTTCCGCCAAAACTAAGTTTCCAAGCTACACGCATCTTGAAATCTACCTATAGAACTGGTACAGCAAACAATGATGTTAACGCTATAGTACATGATAAGTATATTCCAGGTGGACAAGTTGTGAATACTTTCTTAACCAATCCTTATAATTGGTTTATACTTACAGATGAGCCTAATGGATTTAAGATGTACCAAAGAAATAACTTGGATATCGATTTCATTATGGATCCGGTAACTGATAATACCACCGTTAGGGGAGTTGAGCGTTATAGCATGGGCTGTTCTAACTGGCGTGCTGTATTTGGTGTACAAGGTACTGCGTAATTTTTTAAGGAGTAAATATTATGGCTAATAATGCCTTTCTTACAAACGCGAATGTTCCTTTAGGCACTGAATTTGAAGATGGTGTCCGAGTAGGTCCTTCTCTCGATAGGATCGTACAATCCACTGCTGGCTATCAGGCTTATACCTATGGCCAGTGGGGAATTGGAATGCTTGATGCACCTGTTAATGCTTATAACATTATTCCTCGTGGCCCAAGTACTGCAGGTAACGTTGTGGTAGCTATCAGACCAACTGCTGCTGGTAATCTTACTTTAGCTCAAGATAGTTATATTACAACCACCGTTATTGCTGGAGAATCTTCTCTTCAAAGTACGGTAACTTATCTTCAATTAGATTGGCCTAGGGCTTTATCTATTACTGTAGCCGGAGGTAACTTTACTTCTTCAGGGACACTCACTGTATTTGGCGCTGACTATTATGGTGTTAAAATGCAAGAAGCGATTACGTTTCAAAATGCTGGAACCTATCAATTAAAAAAAGCGTTTTATCAAGTAACATCCGCTTATTACAATGGTGCTGATTCAGGAGGAGCTACTCTTTCTATTCAAACTACTGATGTATTTGGTTTACCTTATAAGGTAAAATCTTCTGGCGATATTGTTGCCATTAATTGGGGAAATACTTCTGACTTGTCTCTTGGATTTAATCATAATCCAGTGATGGGAACAGTTACTTTAAGTGGGGGCGCTACCACATCTGTGGGCTGCTCTGCTGTGACCGAACTTAGTAATATACAGTTAACATATAATGAAATAACTGGAACTGGCACTCCTGGTATTTTGAGTGTGCCTGACTCGGCTAGAGCTCTTTTTGGTGGGTTCGTTATTAATTCTACGGGTACAACAGATGATAGTACCGTGGATTGGATGGTGACTAATCCTAATGGTCAATATACTGCAAGTGGTGCTGCTTCTGGCCCAATGGCTGGAGGTACAGTTACTATTTATACTTCACAGGTTCAAGCTAATAGCATTATCCATTTGACACTTAATACATTTGGAACTGCTCATGGAGCGTGGCGTGTTAGTACAATTGTACCTGGAGTTAGTTTTACCGTAACTTCCACAGAAGTTACAGAAACTTCTACTGTTAACTGGGCTATTATGTCTAGTAAATGGGCAAGTGGTACTTCTGCTAATTTGGGAAGTACTGGAACTATTTTTGTGCCAACTACTCAAGTTCAAGCTAATAGTAAGATTCTTCTAACCTATAATGATATTTCTGGTACTCCTGGTGTTTTATCGGTTCCAGATGCAGATATCAATACTGATCCATATGATCCTATTGAAAATCCGACTGGCCCTGGATTTGTAATTAGATCTTCTAGTGCTCTAGATACAAGTACAGTTAATTGGACAATAGCTCAATTTACACCCGCTCTTACGCAAGGAACTGCTACTTTAGTGGCTGGTACTGTTACGGTTGCAACAACTTCTGTTGCAGCTAATTCTGTAATTCTTTTAACATATAATACTTTAGATACACCGGCTCCATATGTGGAAGTATCTGCTATTGCAGCTGGAACAAGTTTTACCATCACTGCTTCTGTTAATACGGATGTATCTACGATTAACTGGTTTATTTTTCCAGCTAATTATATTTTATCTCCCATCTTAACAACTCTGGGTACATTTACGGCTGCAGATGAAAATACAGCAACGAATTTCACAGGAGATGTAAGAGGCACATATCACCCATCAACGCCATCTAATGGGTTGAATCAATTGCATTTCATTGCGTATCAAAGCGGCTTTGACAATGTGATTAATCAACAAGCAGCAGTTGGTCAGATTATGCCTGGTACGAATATACCGGTAGGATTACCTCGTGGAGGTATACCTACAGATCAAAAAACGGCAGTTCCTATCGTAATTAATGATCAGGTGGGTGTGATGCAATACTATACAGGAGTAAAAGCTTAATGAGTCAAGCATGGATCATTAAGTGGGAACCTTCTGAGGGAAATTTAGAAAAGATTGCCTCCATTCAAACTTTGACGGCTGCAGGCAATCTTGTTCTAAATATCAATAACCCTCCTAATGCCAATGTTTTTCCTAATAATCCAGAAACATATCCATTCAATGAAAGTCCCAATGGTTTTTATACCTATGATCAGGTAGCAAGGACTGTTAGTCTTACGTCTGTCGATGATAATTCTACTGTCTTGTTTACTATTAGGGGATATGGATCTGCAGTAGATGCAGATGGTAACCCCGTCGGTTTGTTAAATCAACTTGTTATAGAAACGATATTCGGGCCATCCGGCGGTACAGTTTATTCAGATTATATCTATACTACTATAGAATCAATTAGAGCCCTTGCTCCTGCTACGAATATTTCAGCAGGCTTTGGTAGTTCTGGAATTACAAACTTTATATTTCCTGACTATGACCGTAGGGGATGGTATGCGAGTTGTTCTGCTCAAGTTATCAATCCAGGTGGGCTTACTTATTCTGGATTTTTAAGTCTAAATAAACCCTCTTATCCTGGACCACAGGGAATTCTTATACCTTTTGTGGGTGGAGAAATTCCTGCATTTCCTATTGCTACAGCCATGACAGGAGCTGCTAATAATCAAATCGCTCAATTGAATTATCCCATAGCAACAATATGGTTTCGGATTTCAGCTAATACTCCAGATCATGTGGGCGAATCTGCTGTTTTCACCGTTCTTCAACAAGGAATAAGCTAATGAAAAAAACATCAAGATCAACAAATTGTGGAGCAAGGGGCTCCTCTCAATCTTCCATCAATCCTTATCACAAAATGCGATGTGGATATGCATCTGGTGGTAGTATTCCTGGCTCTGATGTTAGTAATGCTACTAATGGTCAATCTAAAAAGGCGAATACTCCTGGTGAAGAAGTATTTAGAGGGAAATCTATTTCTAAAAACTTTGCCAAAGGTGGAAATATTCCTAAAAGAGGTGATGGTGGTATCTTAGGCGATCTTTTAGGAATGTTTGGTTTAGCTGAAGGTGGTCAGGTTCCTAAAAGGGGTGGCGGCGGAATTTTGGGTAGTCTCTTGGGTCTTATTGGCCTAGATGAAGGTGGTCAGGTTCCTAAATCATCTGGTTGCAGACTTCGTACAGGCCTAAGAGATGTACTTCCTGAACAAAAAGCTAAGGGCGGAAAATGGATTCAAAAAGCTGTTAATCCTGCAAACAAGGGTAAATTACATCGAGAATTAGGTGTTCCACAAGGGCAAAAAATTCCTGCTAAAAAACTTATGCGAGCAGAACATAGCAGCAATCCTAAATTAGCAAAACAAGCTCGTTTAGCTCAGACATTAAAAAGTTTCCATAATAGAAAAATCTAGGATGGATCATGGATGGCTACAAGCAATTCCTATGTTTTTGGTACTAATACCCAAATAGATGAGTTCTTTCGAGAAGCTTTCGAACGCATAGGAATTATTGGAAATACCCTAACTTATCCTATGATTAATTCTGCTGTAATGTCTGCAAATTTGGCATTATCAGAGTGGATGGGTAAAGGTCCTAATAGTTGGATGAGAAAGCGTCAACTGTTGACACTTTATGAAAATCAACCTGTTTATCAATTGCCTACCAATCTTACACAATTAGTAGATGTTATTGCGATTCAGCCTCAACGATTAAATAGTGGAGGGACTGCTGGATCTTCTTCTGTTTCAAGTGGAGCTCCTTCAAATGTATTTGATCCAAATATCTCAACTGGATGCACTTTATCTACAACAAATGGGTATATTTCCTACGACTATGGATCTGGAAATGCTAATTCCATCTTTTATGTGGGAATTATGCCGCTTTCTAATGCACAAGTTTACAAATTAGATGTTGATTATTCTTTTGATAATGTTAATTGGATAACGCTATACCAAGCTCAATCACAAACATTTAATTCAAATCAAATTGGGTGGTTAGTCATTCCTAATCCATTAAATGCTCGTGCCTGGAGAATTAGAGAAACCAACGGAGCAGTCCTTGATATTCAGCAGTTGTATTTTGCACAACCCATTAATAATGGACAAGGAGATCGTGCCTTAACTTCTTTGTCCTATACAGAATGGATGCAAGTTGCCAATAAAATGACAACTTCGATGCCATCTGGATATTTTTTTGATTCTCAAATTCAACCAACCATTACCTTATGGCCCGTGCCCAATCAAAATTATACAGGACTTTTGTATAGTGCTTATTTTTATCCTCAAGATGTTACTAATTTGTTTAATCAATTTGATATTCCTCAAAGGTTTTTAGAAGCACTTACAGCTGAACTTGCTTATCGATTAGCACAAAAGTTTGCGACAGATAATGTGGATCTTTTAACAATGTTAAAACAAGAAAAGGATGAGAAATTCCAAACTGCCGCTATTGGTACGGATTATACCAACGTCAATTTAAGTTTCCGTCCCAACTTTAGTTACTTAGGCAAATGATATGCGCATAGGAGCTAAGGGCAAATACACAAAGATGAATCGCAGGAAACCAAGAGGACTTGGTACTTGTGATTATAGCGGTTTAATCATGCGTCATGCAGATATGATTAAGCAAAATCAATTTCGTGGTAATGGATTAGTTTGGACTGGTTTTTGGGTAAATCCAAAGTTTGCAGACAAACCTAATCCTCAAGAACTTGTGCCAATCATTAGACTTGATCCTATTCCCTTACAACATGCTCGACCAGATCCTACGGTTTATGACACAACTATTACCACTTTAAACCTAGATGTAAGTGGTGGTTCAAATATTACACTAAGTAATGAACAGTTTAATAATATGGTTTTGAATTTTAGTGGAATATTAACAAATAATATAGTAATATATTTTAATGATATATATAATCAATTCTATGCGAATAATTTGACTACAGGTGGATATACTTTGGGAATGCAAGTTGTTGGAAGGAGTAATCCTCCTTTAATCATTCCCCCTGCCGATCCAATCACAAGAACGGGTCCTCAAGTAGTGAACAATTTAGTGGAATTACAATTTGTTTGGTATTAACAGGAGACCGATATGGCTGACGCACCCAATACATCTACTTACTTATTATTATCGCAAGATACGGACAATTTACCGAATTCACAGACTCTTGTAGCGGGTTCATCATTACAGTTAGTGTCTACGGGGGCAGGTGGTACTGCAACCATTACTCCTGTTCAAGCATTGGGGTCTTTGGCATCTTTAGCTAGTACTGGGATTATGACCTTTAATAATTCTGGAAAAGTTGTAGGTACAACTTCTTTTGCAAGTGATAGCACTCTTAACATTGCAAATCCTACAGGAGTAGGTGGTACACCTACATTTAGTGTTAATCCAGCATCCACTGTTCAATTGATTCGCGCATCTGCTAATGGCGGATCTAGTGTTGGTACATATCCTCAACTAAACTTTTCAGGTGTGAATGGAGCAAGTGTTTCTGTAACCCCTAATCCTGGAGAAAATAGATTTGATGTGGCTATTGATGGTTCTTCTGGAGCAGGTAGTGTTACTTCTGTAGGATTAACGTCTACAGGTTCTACATTAACTTTGACTGGTACAAACCCTATTACTACGATTGGGGTCATTAATTTAGATTTGACTAATACTGCAGTTACTCCAGGTAGCTATACCGCTGCCAACATAACAGTAAATTCCAAAGGTCAAATTACTGCAGCTTCTAATGGAAGTGGTGGAGCAGTAATTCCTTTAACAGATCTGACCAATAATTCTTTTGGTATAGGAGCAATTAACACTCCAAGTGCTGCAGCAGATAATATTATTATGGGTACTGGGGCTGGTCCTGTGGGAGCTATTACTGGAATAAAGAATATTGTAATAGGAAAAAGTGCCAGTATTGCTGCAGGAGGCGATTCTGCTATTGTGATAGGTGACGCTAACACATCTGGCACAAAATCTATTGCTATTGGAGATGGGGCAGATGCTTCACATTCTTTCGGTTTTTCTATTGCAATAGGTGCTTCTGCCCGCGCGTTCGATGCCAGCACTATTGCTATTGGAACTTCGGCAAGTGCTTCAGCACCTGGAGGCGATTCTGCTATTGCGATAGGTGGAGCTTCTAACACATCTGGCACAAAATCTGTTGCTATTGGAGTTCAGGCAAGTGCATCAGCAGCTGCAGGCTTTGCCATTGCGATAGGTCCTAATGCAGAAGCAGCTGATAACGGCTCCATTGCAATAGGTTCTGGTACCATTACCACAGGAATCAATTCCATTGCGATAGGTGCTAATTCATCAACAACAGCTACCAATCAATGTGTGATAGGTGGAACAGCCATTCAGTTAGGTATTAGAACTAATAATCCAACTTATGCCATCGATGTGGGAGGTGGATCAAATTCTGTTAGTTCATCTATAAGATTAAGTCAGAATGCTTCCCCCGCTGCGCCTGCTTTAAATGCTGGTGGCGTACTGTCAGTTAATGCTTCAGATAATCTTGTTTTTACTAATTCAGTAAATAGTTATATATTAACCAATGAGCCAGTTATTGAAACCATTCCTTTAAAACTTAATAATGGATCAACATATTTTGATTTTACGGCAAGATTTTATAAAATTGGAAATTTAGTCAGTCTTACCATTACTCGTGCTGCTTTTTCACCAGATGTACCTGGTGGAACTTTTCTTACCTCTGTAGGAAGTGGCTGGACCATTCCTGCCACTTTTCTTCCGTCAGCTCTTAATAATCTTTTCGGTATGGGAATGATAACTTGGGACAATGGTCTTCCCGATAATCCTGAATTATATGTACGTGTTTCATGCTCAGCAGATTCCGTTTTCACCATAAATCTAAATTCTATCACTTCTTATAACGGAACACTCTATGTTGCAAATCAAGCTGTGTTTGATGCAGGTCCTTATTATCTTGGATCCTTAGAAGCGCCTGGAATAGTTTGTAACTATTATGTAGATTCTTAAGAGAACAACCTATGGCCTTCGTACTTACATATGAGTCATTAACGACAACTATTAGAGATTACGTAGAACGTCAAGATCCACGCTTCATTTCTAGCATCCCAGTATTTATTATGCTGGGACAACGGAATTTAGCGCGTGATCTTAAAATTCTAAACTTTAAGAATGTGGTAACAGATGCTTTACAAACTGGTGTACAAATCGTTGAAAAACCCGGTGATTGGCTTAACACTTCTTATATAAATATCGGAACGGGAACAAGTTTTTTAACCAAGGTTCCATTGGAACTTAGAACACAAGAATATTGTGATACCTATTGGCCTGATGAAACACAGACAGGACAACCTAAGTACTTATGTGATTTTACCTACAATACTTTCAAAGTTGTACCCACACCTGATCAGAACTATCCTTATCAGCTTTCATATTATAATTTGCCAGCTCTTTTAGATGAAACTAATGGAACCAATATCATTACAGCTACTATTCCAGATCCATTGCTTTATAGGTGTTTATTAGAAACCGCTTCCTTTTTAAAGGACGATGAACGTCTTCCACTGTGGACTGATTATTATAGCAAATCGATACAAGCTGTTACCAAAGAAGACGTCGATCGTATCAACGTTGGCTTTAATACGCAATCGCATTAAGGAGATTTATGACTATTCAAAATGTTTCATCATATGGAGCCGTTCAAACAGCTTATGTAAGTTATACTTCTTATGACCTTGATATTGAAAATACTAATCTGGTACTTTTTTGGCCAACGCCTTATGCAACTTCTCCTAATATATTAGCAGCAACGACAAACTTACGTTGTACAGCAGAAGGATGCAGCATCAATTTTCCTAATGCTAATGAAGTAAGTTTGGGGATGAATGTATTCATTAGAAATCCAGGAAGTGAAAGCGTTAGAGTAAATGATTTTAATGGTACTCAAATTGTTATGGTGCCACCAGGAATAGTTTTTTGGATTCAATTAACTGATTATACATTGGATAATGCAGGTGTGTGGGTTTCTATTCAACAAGGGGCTGGAACGTCCGCGGTAATCCCAGCTGAATTGGCAGGGCAAGGTTTAGAAGCTGTAAATACCAAGCTTAATACAGTAACTTTTGTTAAAGAACTGACATCTCTCCAGTCAAATTATGATCTTCTTCTAGAAGATCAATCTACTCTTTTAGTTGTATCTAATGGAGGAGAAAATAACATTACCCTTCCTGCTTTTGATGCAGGATTTTATTTTTCAATTAATAATATAGGAGAAGGTACTGTAACTTTTACGCTTGATGGAGGAGTTAAGATAAACAATCAAGATGATTTTACTCTTTCTAGCACTCAAACTTTAACATTAATCACAGATGGATCAAATTGGTGGACTCTAGGACTTGGTCAATCAACTGGTTTCGTTGATACTTTCATTTCTATTAATTTAAGCCAATTTGTAGATATTACAACAGGGGGAAGTTTCAATCTGCCTCAAGGAATTCTTGATAACTTTATTCATCAATTTTATTCAAATCTTGATAATGATCCTATAGAGGGAGATATTACGATTTATTATGGAGATTCCTCAAGCGATTGGTACGTCTCAAATTTTTGTCACACTGAAAATGGATCATCTATAAAAATTCAAGCTGGTATTGTAGCAGACCCTCTTGGAGACCCGATACTATTACCTATGGATCAAAAATTAATTGTTTATTCTGCTGAGGATCCCATATCTGATATTTTACAAATATATTCTATACCAACCACAATTACTTCAAATACTATTTTATTAGAAGATGGTACACAAAGTGAGCCTTCTTTAACTTTTGCAAGTGATCTCACTTCTGGATTATATTTACCCACTCAATATAACCCATCTATTGCTGCGCATGGAGCTACCATTGTTATTTTTAGTGGAACAACAGCCACTCTTCCTCAGATTTTGGCTGATCGTGGTGCAAGTAGTCATGCAACATATTCATTTCAAACATCAACATCTTATGGGATGGGAACAGCTGGATTAACTTTAGATTTATTTGCTGGAAATGCAGCTCCTGTTAGTAAACTTATGGGAAGTGGAACTGATACTAGTTTAAGTTTAATTGCAAAACCTAGTAATGCTACAACTGTTCTATCTAGCTCCACAGGAGGAGCATTACTTACACATACAACTCCTTCATTTTCTTCTTCATTAAATCTGGTAGCATCAGGTGGCGCGTCAGCAACTTTAACTTTTTCTACAAGTGGGACTCCTAATTTAGTAATTAGCTCTTCAAATGCTTCTGGAACTGATTTTTTATCTACCAAACTTTCAGCATCTTTTCCAGTTAATATGAACTTAGATGGGGGCTCGCTAGATTCTACTATTAAGCTTACCTCTCCTAATGCCTCTCTCGTGGGAGCAGCGACAATAAGTGCTAATGCTACTCTTCCAGTTGGTACAGGTTTAACTCTTACCTATAGTGATAATCCTCTTACATATACATCTTATGCATTGTTAAATGGCACAACCACCTCCTCATTTTTTAAGGTTCAATCCTCTCTAAATGGAGGTAATTCTTCTTTAACTCTCACTGCAAATGATGGGGGAATTGGAACTATTACTAATAATAGCGTTTTGTCAGTTTCGATAAGTTCCACAGGCGTCGTTAGTTTTCCTCAAAGGGCGCCTACTTTAAATGCTGTAATGCCTACAGCTACGCTTCCTGGAACTACCATTTTTTTTGACGGGACAGACTGGATAGTACTTCCCCCTCCTGTAGATGGCTCATTATTAATATTTGATTCAGGTGCTCCTTCTTGGCTTGGTCCTGGCACCCCTGGTGACACGTTAAAAATGGGTGCAACTCTACCAGAATGGGTAACCTAATATGATTAATTATACCTGTACTGTATTAGAATCAAATCCCGGAAGGCAACGCGATGGAACTGCTATTGCAACAGATAATCATATTAATAGCATCTGGACAAGATTCTATTTAGGGCAAGCACGCTCAATCCCAGGATACAATTGTGTTAATTTTGGAACCGAGGCCATTATAAGAAGTATGTTCTCTATTCCAAGAAATCAAACAATAAATGTATATCTTGGTAGAGCAGCTTCAGTTGGATATATAACACTTCCGCTTGATGACAATATTACAGTTTCTTCAGTGTTTGAAATAGATAGAACACCTACAGGATTCATATCTGATCCAGAATTTTTATGGAATTTTGATATGTATACTTCTTTTCCAGCATTTGCTAATCCTCAAATTGTAGGGCAAGTTTCTCCTAATGCCAGTTCTATTAATAATACTACCGAAGGTAATATATATTATGGCGATATCACTACAAATACGCCTCTTACTCAATTGTTTGATACTAGTATGGTTGGACCTGACATACCAGTTACATGTAGCGGAGGAGTGGTTTTTATTGCACCAGTTTTAGTTGCTTATGGAAGTAATGGACAAATTAAATGGAATGATCCTAGTGCTTCCGATCCCTTACATACTTGGACACATGGAGACGATCATGTTCCTTTAACAGCTACCATAGCTAACACAAAGATAGTTTATGGAACACCTGTAGTGGGAGCGGATGTACCCACAGCATTATTTTGGTCTTTAAACAGTTTGGTAAGGGTAAGTTATATACCAGTTACTGATCCAACCGGCACGACTACAATTAATCAATTTGTACCAACTCCCGTTGCCCAAGATACAACAATAATATCTGCAAACTGTGTCGTAAGTTATAAGCAAACATTCTTTTGGATTGGAACTGATAATTTCTACATGTATGACGGTGTATGTCGTCCCATAAAAAATGAATTTAATGGAAGATGGTTTTTTGACCAAGTGAATTTACAATATGTTAATAAAATATTTGGAATAGTTATTCCTTCTTTTGATGAAATCTGGTGGTCTTTTACAACTAAAGATTCTACCGAAAATAACTGGGCAATCGTTTATAATGTAACCGGTCAATTTTGGTATGATACCCCTCTAAATCGTGCTTGTGGGATTCAAACAAACCTATTCCCCAAACCTTTAATGGCTGATAGTAAAACGACTCCCATTACCTCTCGTACAGGAACTAAAAATAATTATCTCGTTTGGGAACATGAAACAGGAACTGATAAAACCGTAGCAACGCAATCTCAACCCATTGTTAAATCATACTCACACCATTTTATTGATATATGTTCAAAACCCAATAGTCAAAATCGTCTATTAAGAAATAGACGGCTTGAACCTGATTTTTTAATGACAGGGAATATGACGGTTAGTTTTACAAACTTAATGTATGCAAGTGATTATACAAGTGGAAATGCAATTATTGATGGTCCGTATGAATTTGATAGTTCTACCCAATATATAGATACTGCCAGCCAAGGGCGTTATGTGAGTATTACATTTACCAGCAATGAATTAGGTGGATCATTTCAAGGTGGAAGCCCATTGTATGATTGGGAAGTGGGAGACGTGCAAACCTGATGCCAAATTTAACTTTACCAATTAATTTAGACTTTGAAAGGTGGGCAAATCAAATTCGCATTGATTTGAGTAAGTTCAGTATTCCTATTCATCAAGAAGAAGAAAATTGGAGAGATTGGGCTAATCAAATCATCATTTCCAATTCAATAAAGAATGTTCCTCTTCCAACTGAAGAAGGTTATCCCAATCAAGAAGATTGGCGAGAGTGGGCTATTCGTTTCTATCAAGTAATGCAATCTCAGTAAGTAAAATAAAGTAAATTTGTTTATTTTTATATAGAATTTAATAAAATAAAGTTATATAATTTTATTATGAAATATAATTAATTTTTTAGACGGAGTTTTACTTATGGACCCCTATCAATCCTATAACAATCCAGCACCAATGCCAGGCATGATGTATGCCCAGGGAGCACCTACTACTTATGCTCATGGAGGTAGGGTTCGAAAAAAATCTTTAACTTTGGCGCATATGTCGCCTAGTGAATTGCATGTTTTAGATCACTTACAAGGTGGTACTGAACGACATAATAAGAGTGGTGTTAGGTCTTATAGTCACTTAGAAGAACTCTTAAACAATCCTCATATCAGAGCTAATGTGCATCATCATGCACGGGAACATCATGCAATGGGTGGAGATGCTGGAATGAGCCCAGCTGAAGTCCATCACATGGCTCATTATGGTCGCGGTGGCGACACAGAAATGGCTCTCATTGGTCCTCATACTCATCACTTATTTAATGCAATGGCAGGATATTCCACAAGAAATCCCCATGACGG